TTCGATGTGAAAGCCCCCATCTTTGTGTTCAGACAATGGCACCGACATCGTACTTGGGCGTACAATGAAATGTCTGCACGATACACTGAACTCCCCGAAGAATTCTACGTGCCAGAAGCCGATCAAATTACCACCCAGTCCGCCTCCAATAAACAAATGCGAACCGATGAAGTTAATTCCGACGCAAAGGAAATCCGGCATATTATGGAGGCACAGAATCAATTGGCGTTTCAGTCATATAGACGAATGCTTCAAATGGGGTGCCCTCGTGAACTCGCACGATCAGTATTGCCAGTAGCCACTTATAGTCAGATGTTTGGTACCGTGAATCTGCATAACCTCTTCCATTTCCTTGGGCTCAGAACGCATTCCCATGCTCAATATGAAATCCGAGTGTATGCCCTTGCCATGCTTGAATTAGTCCGACCTGTCTGCCCAGTTGCGGTCACCGCATGGGAAGAACTACACTTAGCCAAGAAATAGGAAACACAACATGGATGCTCCGATGTATGAACCTCAAGGGTTCTCGCTCAAGATTTTTCATGATCGTTATGCGTTTACTCCCGAAGAAACCTGGCAAGAAGCCTGTCTCCGTGTCGCGCACCAGATGGCGATAGCCGAGGCCCCCGATAGACAGAAGTGTTATGTCGACCGGTTTTATGATGTATTGGTCAAGAATCTGTTTGTGCCCGGTGGACGCATATGGTACAACTCTGGGCGCACGAATCCTCAGTTATTGAATTGCTTTGTATTGGACCCCAACAAAGACAGCAAAGAAGGTTGGGGTAAGTCTGCCTATGATATGATTGTCACTAGTATGACAGGAGGTGGGTGTGGGGATGATTTCTCAGATGTCAGACCAAGAGGCGCGAGTATTGCCGGGCAGCGTGGGGCCGCGCCTGGTGCCGTGGAACTCATGCGACTCATCGACGGATGCGCTCAGCCCATTCGTAATGGTGGTCAACGGCGTGTCGCACTTATGTTCTCCCTCGACCTTTCTCATCCCGACATAGAAGAATTTCTGAGTGCCAAATTGGTCAAAGGTGAACTCACCCATGCCAATGTGTCTGTACGCTCTCGGCACACCAAAGCGTTTATCAAGGCAGTGAAAGACGATGGGGAGATCGAACTCCACTGGAAGGGAAAGTATAAACGATTTATCAAGGCACGAACCCTCTGGGATACGATAGTAAAAAATGCCTACAACTCTGCCGAGCCCGGGTTCCTCAATTGGGAACTCGTTGAGCACGAAAGCAACATCTATTATATCGAAGAGTTGGTCACCACGAATCCCTGTGGGGAACTAGCACTCGCCAAGATGGAACCGTGTTGTCTCGGTCATGTCGTGCTCTCACGATTTGTGGTGCCTACTGATGAGGCCGGTCTCGAACCCTATATTGACTATCCTGCCTTGGGAGATACTATTCGCTTGGCCGTGCGATTTCTTGATGATGCCCTCTCAGTGAACCATTTTCCTCTTAATGAAATGAAAATCAAGTCGAGTGAACTCAGGCGCATTGGATTGGGTACCACAGCATTAGCCGACACGCTAGCCCTATTAGGTTATCGCTATGGTTCAGAAGAGGGTAACAAATTTGTTGATAAGCTCTATCGATTCATTAGTAAGGCAGCATACGAGGCCAGTGTGCTGTTAGCTATTGAGAAGGGGTCATTCCCGCTCTGTAATCCTTTGAAGCACGTCGAATCAGGATTCATGAAACGGATGCCCTCAAAGACTCGCTCATTAGTGTTGGAGCATGGTATTCGAAATTGTGCCATTCTCACCCAAGCCCCAACGGGCACTGTGAGTATCCTCAGTGAAAATTGTAGTTCAGGTATCGAACCCATGTTTGCTCCTGCCTATGAACGCCGCTACTGGGAAGGCGACAAGCGCAAGATGGAATTGGTCTTCCATCCCCTCTTTGAAAAGTTCATGTTGAATAAAAAGAGCGTGGAACATTTTGTGGGCACACATGACCTGACCGTGCGCGACCACCTGGAGGTGCAACGTATCATCCAGAAACATGTAGACAATGCGGTTAGTAAGACGATCAATCTGCCTCATGACTATCCGATTGAAGATATGGAAAAGTTGTGGCTCGAATATTTGCCGCACCTCAAGGGTACCACATTCTATCGTGAGAAGACCCGTGGCTATATCAATGCGGGCGGTGAGGTTGAGGAGCCGCCATTGACCGCAATCCCCCTCAAAGAAGCCAAGAAGCGTTTCAAAGAAACCCACACCACAGGGACAGAAGCCGTGATGGAATGTCCTTCAGGAGTCTGCTCGATATGAAAAATTTCATGCTGTATTTTATAGGGATGTTTTTAGGTATCGGTATTTTTGTTGTGACTGTTGCGGGATGTTCTATCATTACCCCACCTACCTACCACGATTCTGAGTATAGCAATTATATTGATATTGCCGTTGCGGCATCGGAAGGTATCTGCAACTCTGATGAAACACAAAAACTCGCGGCACTGTCTACTCGTGCCGGATTGTACTCAAAATATCTTCCTAATAATGAACTTATCACCCAGGGTGCCGAACAGATGGACAAGTCCATTCAGACACTTCGCGCCAATGACGCACCCTCAAAGGGATACTGCCAGATGAAGTTGCGTGTAATTAAACAGATGGCCACCACACTCGCTGAAGCCGCGGGAGGAAAACCAAGATGAAGATAGCAGCAATTACCGAACTCATGAAGAGACAAGATTCCGAGGAAGTGATGCAGTTGTCATTATTACTGAATGAGATTGAAGGTTCGCTCAACGCCAAAACCATCACCGAGCAAGAGTATGTTGAGTTAATGGTGGATGCCGACCGGCTTTGGAAAATCATTGGCCTGAAAAATAAGCTTGAATTGAATCAGATGATTCATGATGCGATCCTAGGTATTGTCCAACTTGCTAAGCTGGTGAAACCATGATTACCTATCGGTCAGGCTATAAGTATCAATTGAAAACGGATTACAGCCACCTATTTGACAGATTCTTTCCTCTTCTGACGAAAGAGTTTGAAACAGATTTTCTCTGGTTGGGACAGAGTGGTGGGTTTGGATTCCGTATTATGAAGTTAATTATAAAACAAGGCTATGCCTGGGACGGACCAAGTGGACCTACCATCGACACCAAGAACTTCATGCGCGGGAGCCTAGTACATGATGCCTTGTATCAATTGATTCGGTTGCAGTACCTCGATAAGAATGTCTATCGTATTGTGGCTGACCAAGAACTCTATCGAATTTGTCGTGAAGACGGAATGGGATGGCCTCGTGCTTCTATGGTCTATTATTCATTGAGAGTATTCGGCAACCCAGCGGCTCGATACAGTGGTGAAAATCCTATCCTAACCGCACCATGAAGATTCTGAACTTGCGCCGACCTGTTGTCGGTGTGCAATATATGCGTGTAGATCGTGGTACAGATTGGGGCAACCCCTTTATCATGCGGGATCTTTCCGAACAAGAACGTCAACGAGTGTGTGATTTATTTGAGCAGTATGCTATCTGGCGACTCACTGTAGACCCGAAGTGGTTGATTCCCCTTCGTGGACATAACCTAGCATGTTGGTGTGCACCTGGACGGTGCCATGCGGAAACATTATTGAGATTGGCCAATGAGTGACAACGAAAAGTGTTTAGTGGAGGCAGGGCAGAAGCTTGTTGCTGCCTTCGGGCATCGTGTAGGTTGTCCTGTGTTGAATAGACCTGAATGGGCCTGTGGCTGCGGCCAGGCAGACGAACATGGTGAGGCCATGAGTGCATGGCGAAACGCGATTGAACAATTGAGATAGGAGATTCCATGACATATTCAGCGACCTGTCCATCCTGTAGTAGACGGATAGCATTGACGTATGATGAAGCAGACTGCACCCCTATTTTTTGCCCGTTTTGTGGTGAAGAAGTTGGCGATGAGGCTCTATCGGATTATGATAAGGGCGCAGATTTCATTATGGGGGACGAGTGGGATGATGAAGACAGGTGAGCCAGCGAAGACTTGTGAAGCTTGAGGCTGACCCATTTGTTATAATACTTCTCCGAGAGCAGGGCACCTGAAGTCAGAATCTCTAGTGCTTCAAAGTAATTCGTTTCCCCTCGTTTGGTTGTCAGGTGGAGAATTTCACGGGTGAATTGATCTTCACCAAGCGATGCGACATCGGCCAAGAGTTCCGCACTGGACCCCCAGTAGTTTTGCCAATCATTGGCGACCCTGGACTTCTGCTTGCGCTTACGAGTTTTGGTAACCGCTTTAACTTTGGCTTTAGTAAACAACTTGCGCCCGATGTACATTCTACCGGTTTGCTTGTTTGTAATTCGGTAGATGAATCCAAAGAACTCAGAAGGATCAATAAAATCAACACCTTGATATTGCCATGCCATAATGTACCTCCAAGGTTATTTATGCTTGACAATCTAGCCCCTCTGTGATAGACTTATAACATCGTTGGAGGATTTATGTTGAATGAGATTTTGAAGTGGGCGCTTCTCGTGTTGATATTTCTCGTTGTGTTGCCTATCGTAGCAACAGCAGGTGTGTTGGTTCTCACATTGATGGTCGGTGTTATGCTTATGGTTCTGGGTGTCTCCCTATTCGTGTTCATTGGTGCTACACTCTATGAGTGGGGGTATCGAGTAGTCGGATGGTTTGGTCGCACCGCAGGCTGTAAATGAAACCCTATCCTTTATTAAACATCCGACCTCTGGTATTTGATGGCTTTGGTTTTTATGCACACCCACAGACCAAGGAAATTGTGTTTAATTATTTTGATGATGTAGCTCGTGAACATGGCGCCATACCGGGCGACCCAACCATTCCCACTGACCGAGAAGCCTATCATGTGATTCTCAGTTCAGTACGCAAAGGTCGAGTCCATATCGAACGTCCCTTTACTTCCAATTTTCTTGATGCGTTCGTGTACGCGGCCCATATGGCGCGGTCGGGTTTTACAGGTGTGATGATCCGAGTGAACAAGTATTCAATGGCTATTCTGGATGCCACATTAGTAGAAATGCTCACCCTGCATTCTAAAGGATATGGATTTGTGATGGCGAATGACCAAGGGGTTGATGTGTTTTATGAGGGGATTATAAAGGAGAGAACAAAAT